AGTAGTTGTCATCGCTATAACAGTTGTTCGTAGATTACCGAAGAGCGATTGCACCGGCAACTGTAACCAAGGACGTAACTGTGACTGCAAAAACAAATCTTGACTGGATTCAAGAGGCTGCTGATAGAATCGCTAGTGATCCTATCAAACTCAAAGAGTTCATGCGTAAAGTCATGGGACCTGATAAACGTAAGATTGAGGGTACTGAACGTGAGCACTTGTTTACTGTGTTCAGATTATTGGAACCAATTGAGTCAACCAACAATCAACGTTCTTTCACTGATGTATATGAACATGCAGGTAAAACTTATCATGTTCATTACTTTGAGGATGAAACTGAGTTAGAGGAAATACTACCAGATGATATTTAATCATGTTAAAAAACTTAAACAAGAAGGCAAACGAATTGGAATCACATTCTCAACCTTCGACATGCTTCACGCAGGACATATCGCAATGCTCAGTGAAGCAAGAAACCATTGCGACTACCTTATTTGCGGACTTCAAAGTGATCCTACAATTGATAGGCCTGACACTAAAAACAAGCCTGTTCAAAGCATTGTGGAACGTCAAATCCAGTTGGCGGCGTGTCGTTACGTTGACGAAGTGGTTGTGTATAGTACAGAGCAGGACCTCGTTGACCTCTTACTCATACTACCGGTGGATGTCAGAATCCTTGGTGTCGAATATGCCGATAAGGAATTCAGTGGTAAAGGTGAATGCAAGCTCAGATCCATCGAAATTGTCTTTAACGGTAGAGATCACTCCTTCAGCTCCAGTAGCCTACGTAAACGTGTCTATGATAGTGAAACCAACAAAAGAGGTCAACAATGAGTAATTTTTACGATTCATTCATTAATAAATATAGTGTCAAACATGTGCAGGTAGTTCGTGACCGTAATTTTGAGACTATTAACTATGGTTACAATCAAACTGCTGGTTACTACACTAACCGTGAAGAACTTATTGAAATAGAAATTACACGTAGTGGATTTGAACAATTGGTCAGGATAGACCATGAGTATGATCTACTGTGGCAAGATCAGAGAAGCGAAGCATGGATGCGTAAAAGACACCCGGCAATCAGTGAAGCGTATGATAAGTATAAGATGCTTTTGGAATTATACCGATAAAAAGCGTAAATAGAATAATATATGAACAAATATAACATAACAAAATTTCCAGTAATTATTTTATCTGCTCCGAGAACAGGTTCTACGGCGCTATCTCTTGAACTCAAAAGACACTTAGGTATCCCATTCATTAATGAACCCTTTAATATTGCATCAAAAGAAAAAACAGAATTATCTGATCTTATGAATAGTAAACAACCGTACATATTAAAAACTCATATAGATGAATTAATGTACCCTGAACTTCTTGAGGCAGGACCGCTGGATAACATACTTAATAATCAAAGATTAATGGTAGCTGACAGTATTAAGAATAACGAGTGCTATGTAATAAGAATTTGTCGGCGTAATATAATAGACCAAATAACTAGTTTTTATATTGAACTGGTAAGAAGTACAACTAGTAATAGTGGAAAAGAGGGGTACTGGGCTTACTATAATATCATAGACATACCTAAAAATATTCACGACCCAATCCCATACAATAGAGAACATCTTGAGTATGCAATCTATCGTAGTTTATATTGTAATAAATTGATGGATGATTTTGATGGCCCCATTGACTTAGATGTGTGGCTCGAAGATACTGAGATTATTTCTCCTGAATTACTGTTTACTCCTAGACCAGAAAATTATACAGAAATAAAAGAAATGGTCACTCAAAAAATGGATTCAAGTGGAACTACTTATTCGAGAATAAACAAGTTAATTGCAAGAAATTTAAATATAAAAATTAGTTAAAAATAATAATGGAGTTATATAAATGACATATCGAATTTTAGTAATGGGTCTTCCGGGCGCAGGAAAAACTTACCTAGCACAATATGTACTAGAGTATTTACAAAATGAAAAGAAAAAAGTAGGCTGGCTAAACGCGGATGATGTGCGTAAAAAGTACAATGACTGGGACTTTAGCACAGAAGGTCGTATTCGTCAAAGTCATCGTATGCGTCAACTAGCAGATACAATGACAGAATATGATTATGTTATCTGTGATTTTGTTGCACCATTAGTTGAAATGCGTAATAACTTCAAAGCAGATTGGACTGTGTGGGTAGATACGATTGACAAGGGTCGATACGAAGATACCAACAAAGCATTTATTCCACCTGAACAGTATGATTTCAGAATCACCGAGCAACACGGTGAAAAGTGGGGTGAGTTTATTGCCGCACATATACTAGATGATAGACGCAGACCCGTATTTAATTGGCAAAAAGAAACTGTACAGATGTTAGGTCGCTGGCAACCCTGGCACGAAGGACATCGTAAGTTGTTTGAACGTGCTATTGCTAAGACTGGGCAAGTTGTCATTCAAATACGTGACTGCCAAGGATGGAATGGAACTAACCCATTTGCAATTGACCAAGTAAAGAACTTTATCAAGCGTGATTTGGACATGCTTTATCAAGGTCAATATGAAATTCAAGTAGTTCCAAATATCACTAACATTACATATGGTCGTGATGTGGGTTATACCATTGAACAAGAAGTTTTTGATGATGCTACTCATAATATTAGTGCAACAAAAATTCGCAAATCTTTGGGATTTGGTAAATAAAGATAACCGGCCTTATGGGCTCATCCCGGTATACAAATTCTGCGTCCTATGCTATAATTAACATAGGAGAAAATAATGGCAAACTCATCAACAGGTGACTTAATTCGTCACATAGAAGAAAACTTACAAAACACTAGACCAGTGACTTATAAGTATACTAGCACAAAAGAATATCACGATTCATTCCCGTGCGCTTATCGACAGTGGCGTGCAGATAGTCACTGCAACATGATTCACGGGTACAGTTTCAGTATGAAATTCTATTTCGGTACAAACGATCTAGACGTTCGTAACTGGGCGGCTGACTACGGTGGTCTTAAAGAATTGAAAAAGATTCTTGAGGATCAGTTTGACCATACATTACTAGTCGCACAAGACGATCCCGAACTTGAAACATTCAAAATGTTACAAGAAAAGAAGTTAGCTAAACTAACCATTCTACCACGAATTGGTTGCGAGAGTTTAGCAGATATGCTTTACAAGTATGTGAATGGTGTTTACATCCCTGATATGTGGGGTGATGGTGAAGCCAAGCGTCTATGGTGCTATCGTGTTGAAGTACGTGAGACACAATCTAACATGGCTTATCGTGAAGGTCATCGTGAGTGGAATGAGGACTTGTTTGCGTAATCTTTGGCGTATCTGGGCGAAAGCACTAGGGGAGAAAGCCGGCGCTACGGATCAGGAGTCTGACAGTGTTGCTATCATTCGTTCTTTAATTGTGTTGTCATACATAACAACAAACTTGTTTATTGTTGCAGGCGTGATTAGGCACTGGTAATGCATTACGTTATAAAATCAGCAGATAAGTATATAGTTCCTGAATCCAAACTAACTAGTTATGGATGCTACCGTATATCAAAATATATTGAGATACACCCTTCAGGTGATATATCTGTCTGTTGTTTTTCTTGGTTACCTAAGATGTTCGGCAATGTGTTAACTGATACTCCGGAAGAGATACTAACTAACTTCAACAGAGTATCATTAATCAATGATATGGATAAGGGTAAGTTTACTGAATGTAATGACCATTGTCCTTTCATTAACTCTATACTTAATGGGAAGCATATACCGGGATACATAGTTCCTTTACCTATGCTTCAACATGAGAAAGCACGACAGCCTATTGTTATTAACTTTAGTTATGACCAATCATGTAACTTACAATGCCCTAGCTGTAGAAATGAATTGATATTGTTTCAATTAGACGAAAATGCATTGATAACACGTGTGCATAATCGAGTCAAAGAATTGATTGACTATCTGTTAAGTCGAGGTGAAAAGCTAACGTTGAACATCACAGGCAGCGGTGATGCATTCGCTAGTCCTACCTATTGGAACTATATTAAGAATCTAGAACCTAATGAAAATCTATCATTGAAATTGTTAACTAACGGTATCTTAATGACAGACTCTCGATTAAATGACATGCAACATTTGTGGGATAGCATCAGTCATATCAATATCAGTATTGATGCGGCAACTAATGACACTTACTCAGTTGTACGGAAAAACGGATCACTAGATAAAGTGAAAAGGAACTTAGAATCATTGAATGAAATCATAAAGAATGGGTCATTTAAAAATTTAAAACAGTTCCAAACTAACTTCACTGTACAGCGCAACAACTACAAAGAGATAGTAGACTTTGCAAAATGGCAACTTGAATATAGCCATTTGACTAGCGTTTACTTCAACTTAGTAGTACAATGGGGTCACTTGTCTGACTCTGCATTTCATACAAATTTTGAAATGCCCGAATTGGAAAAGAAAGAATTGCAGGATCTATTACAAGATCCGATCTTCAACAGCCCTAGAATTATCTTGGGAAACTTACACAGTATAAAAAATTATGAGTCAACTTAAAATTTCAGAATTATTCTACAGCATTCAAGGTGAAGGCAAGTTTATGGGAGTCCCTAGTGTGTTCTTACGAACATTCGGTTGCAACTTTACTTGCGGTGGCTTTGGTATGCCAAAGGGAGAAATGAGCTTAGAAAGGGAAACAATTGCAATTAAAGCAGAAACTTTTACAGATTATAAATCCTTACCACTTGTCAGTACGGGATGTGATAGTTATGCATCTTGGGACCCTGCTTTTAAACATCTTAGTCCTGTGCTTGACACCGATTCTATTGCTGACAGCATTGTTGGTACACTTCCTAGAGGTCGTTGGATGGATGAGCACCTTGTTATTACGGGCGGCGAACCTCTTCTCGGATGGCAAAGAGCGTATCCTGACTTACTTTCACATGAGAAAATGAGAAGTCTCAAAGAGATGACCTTTGAGACAAATGGTACACAACTCATTACTCCGGAGTTTGGTAACTACATACGTGAATGGCAACGCAATCGTGCTAAAGATGCTATCACTTTTTCAGTCAGTCCTAAGCTATCTATTAGCGGTGAGAAGTGGGAAGAAGCAATTTGTCCTGACGTAATTTCTCAGTATAAGCAGTATGGTTTTGTTTATTTGAAATTCGTAGTTGCTACAGAAGATGATGTACGAGAAGCAGAACAAGCAGTTGACGAATATCGTAAGCGTGGCTTTACTGGTCCCGTATACTTGATGCCTTGCGGTGGGGTTGAATCATTATATAGCATGAACGCTAAGAATGTAGCAATCGCGGCAATGAACAGAGGATGGCGCTACAGTGACAGACTTCAAGTACCGTTGTTTAAGAACGAATGGGGCACCTGATGAATGAACGAATTAAAGAAATGATGAAGAATGCCGGTACTGATACAAGCGGCAAATGGATGGGAGTAGAACATGCTGATAAGTTCGCTGAGTTGATTATTAAAGATGTGGCTAACGAACTGTTTGTTGTTTACCCAGGTGGTAAGCGTGACAGTGATGTTGAGTTTCAAAATATCTCAATTAGGCAATGGATTAAACAAGTATACGGAGTTGACACATGAAACAAATCGTAATCACAAGAAATCAATTTGAGAAACTGAAGGAAGTATTTGAAATGTACGACCTTGACAGAGTTGTATTAACAGAAGAATCTACTAGTGGTATAGGTCCTACTACCACTATTGAATTTGACCCTAAGCAGTCAATCAAGATGGATATCACTGACGTAACTAGTTGGTAACATAATGCTAGACAGTATAGGCAGTGTAACGATGGGAGATTCTTTTAAAAGATGCTGTGTAGGTACAGAACTTAAATATGCAATCTTCCCGAAAAAATGTCACATTAGTGGTAAGACTATATGTATGGAAAATGCATATAAGCAAACTGCTATGTTACTTGGCCCAGGCGATGTGATGTTTGAAGATCGCTGGTACAAAAAAAATGAATTTATAATAGCAAAACTTAAAGGAATAGTATAATGGAAACTAAAAAAAGAACGGTAGTTAGAATGATAACGTACAGACTTACTGCATGGTTATTTACAATTTTTTGGACATATATGTTCACGGGAAATTTAGGTAATTCGGCAGGCTTTGCTACTGCATTGCATGTATTATTAAGTATTGACTACTACATTCATGAACGCATTTGGCTCAAAATTAAATGGGGCAAGACAGAATGAAACTGTATAATAAACGAATTGCATTCTTAATAAGCGACCAGCACTTTATCCCCCACGGGGGCATTGGTTCATTCTGTAAAAGCTTTACAGAAATGTGTAGTCGATTGAATTGGAAAGTCGATATCATCTTAGACAAAGCACCGACTGGTACTTTTGACAAAGTAGTAGAAAACGCAGGTGCTAATTTAGTATGGCCCTTAGAACCACTACGATACAACAACCATACTGCTACGTTTGCATTTAGCGATACCGTAAACTTTGAAAAGATTATCAACTTTAGGACAGCATTGTTAGAAGCATTTGAAGAAAATGCATATGACATGATTGTTTGCAACACACAAGAAGCAATGACTGCGGCGTATGCAATGACAGTCAACAAGTATATTCCAGTAGTGTTCTATACTCACTTGCATAGCATGATCTTCCGCGAAAGTCAAGGTAGTGATGTGTTCTTGGATAGCTATCACAACTTCTATAACAAGCATATGGAGTTCAGTGATATCATTATCGGTACGCAAAGTCAAAAGAACATTGATGAACTAACTAAACATGGTGCAACTAACTGCCAGTTACTACCTATGCCAATGAGTGAACGTGGCTTGTTAGAAGAATACACAGGGGACAAGAAGGGTGTATTGTTCATTGGTAGATGGGAAGAGGGCAAGAACCCAGAAGCATACATTAAAGTTATGAAGGAAGCTCAATTACCGTGTAAAGTAATGACTAACAGTAACGGGCAAAAGAAGTTCGAGAAAGCATTTCAAGACGCGGGTATTACTGATTATGAAATCAAAGCAGGCATCACCGGTAAAGAGAAAGTAGACTTTGTCCGTAGTGCTAGTGTGTTCTTTATGCCCAGTTTGCGTGAAAACTATCCCTTTGCATTTTTAGAATGTCTGGGTCATATGCCTTGTGTTGTGTTAGATAACCAAGACTGGTCAGATAACTTTGACAGTATTTTCTATCACAAAGTTCATGTTAGTAACGCAGCCAGTACAATCAAACAGTTGTATGCAATAGATCAACCTTCTTTGGCACTTGATTATGTCAAACAACTTGACGACCAAGTAGCACTTAAGTGGGTGAAGTTTTTAGATGACTTTGTGGGAAAGCGCAGTAATACGAATTCGGCAAAGATCAACACATATGAGACAATCAAGTACCGTGATTATATCAAAGACTTAGGTCGCAAACATTTAGCACGTGAGGATTTTGAATCAGTGCTGTCAAACAAGTATAAGTTTATCAACGTATGGTATACCGACAACGATACTTACTTGAGTAAAGACCCTACATTTAGACCAGAAGAGGAAGAAACAGGTGCAAGCTTGTTCGATGGATTATGAAGAAGATTTTAATTACAGGTAACTCGGGTTACATTGGTTCACATCTAACAAAGATGTTACAAGATGAATATGAAGTTCACGGGCTTGATATTAACCCTCCGCAAATCGAACCTAAAGCTCATAATACAATAGACATTCGTAGACAGTTTGTATTAGATAACGATTATGATGCAGTCATTCATTTGGCTGCATTGGTCAATGTCGGAGAGAGCGAACATATACCTATTCAATACTACATTACTAACCTGAATGGTACTATGAATATATTGAATAAGATAAAGACCAAGAACTTTATCTTTGCTAGCACCGGTGCCGCAGATGGTTGTGAAAGTGCTTATGGTATTAGTAAACGTGCGGCAGAGGATGTTGTTAAAGAATTCTGCACAAAACACAGACCTACACCACATACCATCTTTCGTTTTTACAACGTGATTGGTAGTGATGGCTTTGCTCCAACTAATCCTGACGGGTTAATGTACAATTTAATAAAAGCACGTGAGACCGGTGAGTTTACTATCTTTGGTACTGACTACGAAAGAACAAGCGACGGAACTTGTGTCAGGGACTATGTTCATGTCAATGAGATATGCGATGCATTGATGCAAGCAATTGAGAAACCTAGTAATGGTATAGAATGTCTAGGTCATGGTGTGGGATATACTGTCAAAGAAATTGTTAACTTATTTCAGAAAGTCAATGATGTTGACTTTGACGTAATAAAGGGCCCAAGAAGAAAGGGTGATATTGAGGTCTCTGTATTAGAGAACGTATCACCCTATATGCGTAACTTGTATACGATGGATCAGTTGTTATTAGTGTCTCAATAGCAATGTTGATATAATATTTTGGTCATTAGCACTGATATCACCTTCACCCGGGGCAACGATAACATTGTACTTCATACCTTGAGGGATTGATTTGCGCTTAGCCATATATTCATCATATGATAAGATACTGTTAGCACTTAGTCCATACTCACTGGCCAATCTTTGTTTTAGTTCAGGTAACTTGTCAGGTTGTACTTGCCATTGGCCTTGTTCCCCTTTAACTAAGTTCTTCTTTTCGTCCTTAACTAACAAATCTTGGAATAGTTCGTCAGGGACAATGCGACTGTTCTTAGTTGTATCTAAGTTAGCATCGCTTGCCTTGACTTGTTTCTCTTGGCTTGTATGAGCACCTTCACTCCAGTTGATAATGAAGTTGTCTGGCTTTTTAGCAAGAGCGGCGCCAGCCATCTTAGTGTAGGCATAGAACTTAACATCAGGGTGCTTTGCAGCCATCTTCAATGCTAAGTCTAAGTATTCTGGGCTGAAGAAGTCGCCAGCATCGTGCCAACGAACAGTTGTTTGCCAACCATTAGGGAATTTCTTATCGCCCTTTTTACCTGCTTCAGATTCTTTTGTAATCTCGGCACTTAGTTGGTTGAAGAAACCATCTGGGTCGTTCAATAGATATGTCAAGATACGACCGTCACTTTGCCACGGACCTTGGAACTGAACTTTACCACCCTTCATAGCGAAACAATCTACTTTACATGAGCCAGCACCTGGACATGTATTAACAATGATTAAGTTGTTAGTTTGTTCATCTAGTGCGATACCAGTCAATGCTGCAAAGCCAACGTTAAAGAATTGTTCAAACTCACCGTTACTGTGCTTCATCTTTTCGTTTTGCTTTAATAATGCTTTAGGACGAATTGCTAATGTCTTCTTAACTGCGTCTTCATCATATGTCTTACCATCAGGACTTAAGTATGACACTACACTTGAACGATGGATGTAGGGCATCTTGTATCTGTCACTCTTAGTTTTACCAGACACATACTTTTCATTGCCCTTCTTGTCAGTCTTGACATTACCTGCTTTGTCTACATCGGGTGTACCGACAATACGCTTCATATAGTCTTGAAACTCATCACCACCAAACTCACGACTTTGTGCTGGTAGTTTAGTTGCTTCTTCTAAGCCAGATAGTTTACGAATTCTTGATAAGTGTTCTTCACCTTCCGCCACACCTTGCTTTCTATTATCCAATTTGGTAAACGCTTTAACAAAATTAGGACCACTTTTCATACGTTTTGCGTCACTGCGTTTTGTGGGATCCATTCTGTGCTTAAGGTTATCTCTATCTAATTTTGTTAGATAACTGGTTAGCGTAGCATCACTAACTTCCGCCACACCTTCTTCTGATTCTTCACCGGGCATGTCACCAGCTTTAGCAACGAATTGCTGAGGTGTCATAATTTGTATACCACTGGGTGCGCCGGGCATCTTTGGCTCAGTGCCTTCCATTAAATGTCTGATTTTCATTTCATATTCCTAATTTTCTGTTCGGCAATCATTACTAATTCTTGCATTTGCTCAACTGATTCACAGTTCCAACGGCGTAATGCTTTGTTGATTGGGCTATCCGGATCTCGTTTAGTCTTAGCACTAGCATGTGCCTTCTTCATACCGCTCATACGTGCGCAGAATGATTTACGGCGTTTAGCACTCTTGCTACCCTTCTTCAATTTTGAAGGTTTAGTTGTGACTGCGGTCTTTAGCTTGCTACCCGGATTCTCTCTACGATATGCTTTGACTGCTTTACTGCTCATGCCATCAGTCTTGTCCTTCTTATTGACTTTCTGCCAATCCTCATCCAACCCTTGCTCTTTCTTTTTAGAAATGGCAATAGCGGCTTGTTGCGCTGAATTGGCTGCTTCTGTAATAAATTCGGTTGCTTTCATTGTAGTTTCCGTAAATAGTTGACTTTATTGCGTAGGTATGCTACACTACATCTATTATTTATCACTATGGACTCTTATGCACTCTTTTGACATTACTACTAAACGCATCGGTTTTGCTTGTAAATTCGCTGAAATTAACAAGAAAGGCGAGATTGCGTCTGTTGAGGGACTGAACACAGGTGGCACTACACTAGCATGGGCAAAGCGTAACAATCGTGCCGCAGTAGAACAAAAAATTATTGACGTAGCAAAAAGCAACATTCTCGCTACACACGCACTTGTCAAAAAAGTTGCAACACTAGAGCCTGAATTGCGTATGTTGCGCATTACATCCGACATGTTTAGCTTTTACACTCATGATGACTACAAAGACTTTTGGCATTCAAGTGATGTTCAATCTAATCTAGCACGTTGGATGGCACCCATCGGTGAAACAGCACGTGCTAACAATGTTCGTTTGTCATTTCACCCTGACCAATTCGTTGTTTTAGCAAGTGACCGTGACGAGGTAGTAAATAAGAGTATTGAAGAATTTGAATATCATGCAGACATGGCACGTTTTATGGGCTATGGCAAAACTTTTCAAGACATGAAAATCAACGTACACATTTCTGGTCGCAAAGGTCCTCAGGGCATCAGGGATGTATTTGGTCGTCTGTCTCCTGAGGCACGTAACACACTAACACTAGAAAACGAAGAATACACACATGGACTATCTGACTGCTTATCATTATCTGACCTCGTCCCTACGGTCTTGGACATTCACCATAATTGGATTCGTGAGGGAACCTATATTGACTGTAATAGTGACCTTGCTAAAAAGGTTATTGATAGTTGGCGTGGCGTTCGCCCTACTATCCATTACAGTGTATCTCGGGAGGACGTACTTGTCGGACACGACAGTAACCAATTACCCGACCAGGCGGCTTTGATTGCAAGTGGACACAGCAAACAAAAACTACGTGCTCACAGTGACTACTTCTGGAATGATGCAGTGAACGATTGGGCATTGACATTCAATGATAACTTTGATATCATGTGTGAGGCTAAGGGTAAGAACTTAGCAAGCTTCAAACTACTTGAACATGCCAAACGATAATAATTCTGCTAACGGTGTGCATAGCTACGATAGTACTAGCACTGGAAACTTAATTCACTTCTTTAATAGGAATGTGAGTGAGTATCCTACCGAAGCAGGAGGTCCAAAGTTTGACTTGATTCCTGTTACAAAGCAAAAAGATATCATGATTAATCATGCTAGGATGTATGCCCAGCAAGAGTATGATAGAATCATGGACATTGTGAATGTATTGCAAAAACAAGCACTAGATATTAAACGTAGGCTAGAAGTAACAGATGCAGTACATGCCGCAGAATATCAATTTCAAATTGTAATGGGAAACACATACTGGTTAGTATGGGAAAAAAGAAAAGAAAAGACGTTGCTTGTACATACCGGTCCCAATGATTGGTCGACAGGTGTACCGGAATCTTATGAGTATGTCACGCAAGTTAAATACATGGGCGATCATACATGGATGGAAATAAAAGAGGACTAATATGGGATTATTTGATAAACTATTTGGCAAGAAGCCAGAACCAATAAAGGTTGAAGCACCTAAAAAAGAACGTAAGACACGTACACCTAAAGAAAAGAAGCCGGAACCTGTGTTGTCTGAAAAAGAGAAGGCAACTCAAGCAGGTGAGCCTTATGTATCAATTCTCAAAGTAGAAGTTGATCCTGCTAATATCAACAACGGTGCATTTGAACTAGATTGGAATGATAAGTTTATTCTAAATCTCATTCGTGCAGGATACAAACAAAAAGACAGTGACACTGACCAAGTTATGGTTGATAGATGGTTCCAATCAGTCTGTCGTAATATCGCACTAGAAATCTATGAACAGCAACAAGCTGACCCTGAGAACAGGGACATGCGTATTGTTAGAACAAAGGATCTAGGCGATGGGCGCACAGAGGTTAGTTAACGTATTCAAAATAAAAACCAATAAAAAGGTTGACAACTAACTTCTTTGGGTGTACAATACAAGTATTGTTTAACACTCAAAGGAGTTTTTTAATGGCTAAATCTTCACATGATACAACTTACGTCTTTCCTTTTAAAAAGGTACCGAAAGGTCAGAAGATTGATATTAGTAAGATTCGCAACCCACTTGACCCAAAGAAACTTGCGAATCCAAAAGTTTTGACTTTGGAGGACACTGTAGGGTTGCTTGAACAAAACCCAGGAACTATTGAGTATATCAACACACTCAAAGCAAACAAAAAGACATTCGACAAGAATCAAATCGGTAAACTTATTCAAGCGCCCATTGGCTTAAACACGTTCAATGAAATTACACAACGTCTTTTGGATGTGGGTCACTGTCACACTGACATTCTTAAAAATCTAGACCCTCGTTTACTGTCACCTGTCTTTGCGACAAAACAAAAAGATGGCACATTGTCATGTTTTGACACTCAACACGGATTGGCTGTTGTTGGTCTTCTAGCAAAGCACGGGCTATGGGACAATGATCCAAAAGATTGGTTGAACTTCAAGTTCCCTGCATTCGTGGTAGACGAACCTCACCCTAGCTTTACACCCGAAGCCGCATTGCATCGCAATGGCAAAGGTCAAAAGAAATGGGAACCATATGACCACCACAAAATCAAAGTTGCGGATGTTCGTAAATTCAATAACCCAACACAAAGCAAAGAATACACTGACGCTGAGGCTCGTCAAACACTTTGCGAAAAATACGAAGCTATCCCATTGCCTAAAGGTCATCCAGACTTTGGTAAAGCAGGTACACTTCCTCGGTCTGATGTGATCTATGATTGGAATTTGGTCACACTCGAATTCATTCTGCAAACACACAAGACATATTGGCACGGTACTCTTGTTGATGCGGCCACCTGGGGTTTGTATGGCAACTTGTATGAACACATGCTAAACAACAATTTCCCAGTAACTGGTACAAAGTGGAAGAAATTTCTGAATGAGTTTAATTCTGTCATTTTTGAATGTTTCACTGACCTGGCCGGACTGCGAACATCAACTGAACGTGCTTATACTAAGTACTTTCGCAAAGCACATCCTTCATTGAAGAATGTACCGTCTTGCCCGCACAATGCGGCTCTCGCTGTTGTATTGAAAATTTATCAACGTGTCGGTGGTGATTACTACTTGACCGGTGACGTTAACGATTTTATGCAAAACGGTTGCGATATCTTCAATGAACTTGATGATGAAATTTTGGAGACAGTGAAAAATGCAACAATCTGAATTTAAGTTACATAGCAAGTGTGGATGGTTCTATATCATTCAACTTGCGCACAATGGTAAGTGGGGTTTCGGTATCACACTGAATGCCGAATCACGTTTGCGTAAGGGTTACTGTAATCCTAGTGCAGAGAAACAAGTTTTCTGTCACATGTATTATGGTAAGTACAGTCAAATCGTTGCACTTGAGCGTCATTTGAAAAATCAATGGAAAGACAAACTGTTAGTATTGTTTGACGAAAAACTAGAATGGTTTGATCCAAAAGAAAAAGTTACGGGCAAAGACATTGTTAAATTTGTTGATGCCCGTTGCAAAGCAGTTTATCCAGAAATTTATAAAGTCAAAAAGGAACACTTACCATTCAGTCCAAGCAAAGTTTTCAAAAACTTAAAGGATAGTCCCGATATGTTTTTGGAAAATATTTCTTGACAATAATTCAGAATAGTAGTATACTTTCATCATGAAATACGCACTCATTGACACAGCTAACACATTCTTCCGTGCCCGACACGTTGCATCACGTAATGCAGATACGTGGGAAAAAATCGGCATGGCCCTTCATCTAACTCTTGCATCAGTCAATCAAGCTGTCCGACGCTATGGAATTGACCACGTTGTATTTTGCTTGGAGGGTAGAAGCTGGCGCAAAGATGTATACGGTCCTTACAAAAAGAATCGTATTGTTGATGCTATGTCAGTAACTGAGGCTGAGAAAGAAGAATCAGAAATGTTTTGGGATACGTATGAAAAGTTCACTACGTTTCTTAAAGAGAAAACTAACGTTAGCGTTTTACGTCACGAAACAGCAGAAGCTGACGACTTGATTGCCCGATTCATTCACTTGCATCCAAATGACACGCACTACATTATTTCTACTGATACTGATTATGTTCAACTTATCAGCGACACGGTGCACCAGTACAATGGTGTCGCAGGAGAGCTTATCACCCTCAACGGCTACTTCAAAGAAAATGGTAAGCCAGTACTAGACAAAGAAAAGAATCCTAAGTTGCTTGAGGATCCTGAATACTTATTGTTTAAGAAAATTGTCAGAGGTGATGCGGGCGACAACGTTTTCACAGCATATCCCCGAGCACCCGAAAAAGGTAGTAAGAATCGAGTAGGTATTCGTGAAGCATTTGAGGACCGTGACAAACAAGGTTTCAATTGGAATAACTTCATGTTGCAAAAGTGGGTAGATCATAATGGTGAAGAACAATGTGTTCGTGACTGCTATCAGCGTAATAAAATGTTGATCGACTTGAAAGCACAACCCGAAAATATTAAAGAAGCTTGTGACACTCGTATCAAAGAATCTGTCCGTGTAAATGTAACTCCTCAAGTGGGCATTCATCTGATGAAATTTTGTGGCAAATATGAACTTACGAAAATCTCTCAACAAGCTGACTCTTATACTGCATGGCTTAATACACCGTATCAAGGGCACGTACATGAATGATTTAATTGAGAAGCAATTGTACTTGGGTATTGTTGCGGTACTCAAGGATGACAAACTTTATTACGAATCTAGAGTAAGTACGAAGGGCGAATACAATCATTTCCGTGAAGGTGGACATGAGGCTCTATTAAGATACATCGACCAAATGGCTCCACTGATTCTGAAAAACGAACATGAGAAACTTGACAAACGTGCTAAAGAACTAATGTGGGAAGAATTGAAGAAATGACATTCACTACTCCAGAAAATCGTATCAAAGAGATTAAGCGGGACGATTCACACTTTTATATGATTGATGGCATCAAGATGGTACCACGTGCTGGAATTGAAATTTCTAAAAGTTGTCCATATAACTATCAACAAATTCTAGCCGATTGCATTGACAGAGGCTGGGTAAAACCAGTAGCATACATCAAGACTAAAGAACTATTTTGGGAAGTATTAGGAGATTAATATGAATGATAAAGACATGAATAATATCCTGTACATTCTTAATAGAAGCCAAGAAGAACTAGAAATCTGGTGGCATAGCATGGATCCCGAGGATCAAGAATATGCTATGTGGATCATCAAAGCATATCGGGAAGAATTGGTACGTATGCAAGAAACGTATGAAGAACTGGTTCCGTTGGATGAAGAAGATTTATCAATTGCTAAAAACTATTTGAAAAAGTTTCAACTATGAAAAAAATCTACTACGAAAAAGTTGGACGCAGGTATGTTCCTGTTGCTGAGTATGACAATAATCTACTAGATAGTTTTGCTAAAGGTAATCACCTTGTTATGTGTTACCCCGGTGGAACCTCACGTAGGTTTAACATTGATCCGGCGTATGCACCCATGATTGCCGCAGGTCGTGTTGCCGAAGATGCTATCTGTAAATCAATCAGCAAAGCCGCAGAACTAAGACCAAAGAGTACTCCTATTACAGAAGCACAACAAAAAGCATGGAAAAAGTTAGCCAAAGAAATGGGTGATGAACTATGTACTTTATACGGTCTTAGTGTGCGTGACTGTGCTGAAGCAGGAGTAAAGGCTATGCAGGAAGAGGCTGACAAGCTAATGACGAACCCGTCAGTAAAAAGTGCATACGAACATTTTATGTTGGTATGCGAATTAACAAAGGAAAATAAACATGAGTAAAGTAATTTTAGCATTTGTAGTACTTTTTGTTCTATTTTTTGGAGCAATTAAATTTGCCCAAAAGATGACAGGAAAAGAGGCATTAGCCTTGACAAAAATTGTAGGGTATAGTATACTGTGTTCTGTGCTGACAATTTCAGTACTAATTGGGTTAGTAATTCTTTTTTAAGGACTAAAAATGTTTCCTGACTTTCTGTTGAGACCAATGTATTTCATTCTTGGTTTCATGTTTTGTTTCTTTCTTTTTGTAAAAGGTATTCTCTAAAATGATGCGCTCTATTAAAATTGGTTTTGTTCTCGCCGCAGTTGCTCTTACTTCTGCATGTACTCGTATTGAGACTGGTGAGGTTGGTCTTCGCCGTGACATTAACAAGCAGGTTAGTACCACTGAACTGTTGCCCGGTTCATGGAATCAAACCATCATCGGTGAGGTTATGACGTTCCCTATCAAAGACGTTAACGTGGTCATTGAAAACATGACTCCTGTTGCTAAAGACAACTCAACAATGAAAGACTTGGACGCTGTTATTGTTTATAACGTCAATCAAAGTCAGGTTGCTGAACTGTATAATGCTAAGAACAAAAGTTTCCATGCTGATTTCAAGGGCGATACTTACGTGATGTATAATTACATTGTACAGAATGCTCGTAATGCAATTTACAAAGCCGCACGTAAGTATGAAGCACTGGACATGGCAGACAATCGTAATGAAATGGAAATCTTCATTAAGGAGGAAATTACTCGAAACCTTACTGAGGAAAAACTAGACGGCAGCATTGGCATTAGTCAAGTTATGGTGCGTAGCGTAGTCCCTTCTGACGTTATTGTTGCAAGTGCAAATGAGTTGGTTCGTAGTAAGAACGAATTGAAGCAAAAAGAAGTTGAAGTTAAGACTGCCGAAGCAGAAGCCCGACGTATTGCGGCTCTTGCACAAAACGCAGGTGCTATTCAGTACATGGATGCTCAAGCACGTATGAAGCAAGCTGATGCGGCGCTTGAAACTGCTAAGGCTATTGCAACATTCAAAGGTAACACACTTGTAATCGGTGCTGGTACTAACGTAAACGTAGGTAAATAAATATGATGTCCCTGAATGAATTCGCTATGTTTCTTGCGGGTGTATTCTGGGGCATCTTTATTATCAAGCCATTATGGGACATAGTGGCTAAGATTTATAAAAATGCTAGGGAAAATGTAAAATGAACAAATTTGTACAATGGTATACGAAATACAGCAACGAAATCACTTGGTTTGTTATTGGCATGTGTACTATCACTGGACTTACTGCATTAGCCCGTGAAGATTATAGTAGCGCATTTATTAACTTGGGTATCGCATACCTTAATTATGTGTTGAACAAGCGATGAAAACAATCCCAAACAAGTTTCGACCTAGCTCAAGCATGACTACTAAAAGCGTCATGCGTGAACGAAGAAAGTACGGAGCACTACATGGTAACTACAACTGGCAAAGTCGTATTGAATGGTATCCTGCAGGCTTCAAACTAAATCACAAGACTATCTTTCGACAGTTTGGAAACCTACATTATCTTGCTTGTCACAGTCCCGAACCAATTACAAAAAAGTGGCAGGCTGCATATGATGTTTTCCATACGAAACATTTTGGCACATTCAACGGCAGTATGCGGTATCTCAACAAGTGGTCATGCCACGCTTGGTTATGAACTTAGCAGAATATTTTAAACTAAACCGATATCAGTCAAAATATGATATCGGTGATCGTGTTATTGGAAAGTGGAATAAGATTCCATTCGTGGGAACAGTTGGTAATGATACATTAATCAACGAGACCGAAGGCCCACGCATAAGCATACATTTAGATTTACCGATTAAGTATCAAGATAAAATCTATACTGTTATAATCGTTAAGCACAAAGATATAAAAATATATAAATAGGAAGAACATGTCTAATTTAATTGCAAAGCCTGTAGTCAAAGATCAGTTTTGGATTGTAACTGACGGTAGTGAAAAAGTAGGTAACGTAATTGCGAACGGTAGTGGATTTGAACTAAAGCTAAACGGTAGCAAATCACAGCATAAAAATACTAACGCTATTAAAAAGTACGGCAAAATTGAATTTGCGTCAGAGAAGTATACAGGGAAGTCTAAACAGGATCTACCTTTCTCAGATTATCCTACTACAAAAAAGGTATATAACTCTATATTAGATATCAAACGCAAGATGCATTTGTTTACTACAACACCAAAGAGCAAATGTTACTACGCCGCAGGATGGTATGTATTGAAACAGGGCACTGAAAGTCAAATTGAATTCTGTCCTAAATATATTTTTATTCAGCGTTATGAGTATCTAGGTCCATATAAAACAGAAGATGAAGCTAAAAACGTGATAAATAGTCTATGATTAATATTAAACGTTTTATAGAGAAAGTGTCTTACATTGAAGGAAGACACGGTAAAGATGTGGTAATCCCTATAACTGAGGCTAGAATACTGCGTGACGAATTGGCAACATTGTTAGTTGACCACTATGAAGCTAAGAAACAAGAAAGCAAGGCGCCAGAGCAAGTTATACAAGTAGAAGTAACTGGCGGTAAATTTTAAATGAGCAGAACACAACCCAAAGTCTTACTTGAACTAGTAGACAAAGTGACTTACAAATGCGACCAGATCGTTGAAGCATCTGGTATTTGGGCCGTGTTTTATGACGGTCAACCTATCAATCTCAAGTCACAACATTACCTAGACAATGAAGCTACTCCCAAGTACAAAAAGACCAGTTTTAGTAATCCCGGTCATGCACGTAACTTATGTAGAAAACTGAATCTACAATTTAAAACAGATAAGTTTACAGTTGTCTTTATGAACTCGGGTAGAGTAGTCTACCCGGATGAGTAATAAAAAATCACTAAAAGAAATTATTACTGAGGCAGTGCAAGGGCAACTGCCTGCCGTCGCACAAGACCGCAATCTGATTTCAGATTCAATACTCACTAAATGGTGGGCTAGCGGAAGACAAGATGGGCTACGACTCACTGAGTGGGGGGATATGAATTTTAGATTGGCTGAAATAGAATACTACCAAGCTGATTTTAAATTACGTGAGGGCACAAGCCACCATGCATACTTACTTGAACTTAACAAAAAAATCAAGTGCCCCTATTACTTAGGCGTAAATAAAGATAGTAAGTCCAAGCAAACATACATAAGATTTTACGATAGCAAAATTGCTATGATGGTAGAGTTGTATGGTAATCTCAACGACTACTTAGATTCAATAAAGGTACGAAAATGACAGAAAAGAAAAGCCCAAATCCATTCATCAATATGGCACGTGAAGCAAAAGAACGAGCTACAAAAATAACTCCAGAAAAAGCGGCATTGATACAAAAAGCTAAAGCACCAAAACCAAGCAAAGGGTTTGGTGGCGCACCAGTTAGAAAAACTGGGCGTGGTGGTTAAAAACTTGTCAACGGTTTACTAAGCTACCGCGTTATATATATGTAGACACAAAAATCTACGATTTCATAAACTTAAAGGAAACTTAACATGAAAAACATCGCTATCGCTCTTATCGCTAGTTTTGGTATCGCTACTGCTTTCGCACAACCTGCGAAGACTCCAGTGGCAGCAACTCCTGCTCCAGTAGCATCTGCACCAGCGGCGGCACCTGCTAAAGCAGAAGCTCCAAAGACTGAAATGAAATTGGCTAAGAAGAAAGAAGACAAGGCTGCTCCCAAAGCTGACGCCACTAAAAGCCCTGCCCCTGTCCAGGACAAAAAGGCTGCAACAGCACCTGCTCCAAAAGCAGACGCAAAGCCAGCCGCTAAGTGAAGTAGACTATAACGATGATGACTACGGTGAAGAGTTTGACCTTCATCGTAGTTATGGTAGACCTAAGCTAATCAAAGCAAAGAATCTTTGGGATGATGATACAGAATTACCCGATCATATCACTAAACGACTGGCTGAGATTAGAGAGAAAGCTCTACAAAAATATCGTGAAACGTGCTATAATAAGGCATAAATAAAGTAGTTAGAGTTCTACTTAAAAACTCAACACTTAAACACACACATAGGAGATAAACATGTTTAACACAGCAACTTACGCCTTCATCGACGGCGTTTCAGACTTCAAAAAGAAATTCGTAGAACAAACAGTTCAACACGAAGGCATCAAAAATGCAATGAATTCATTCGTTGATGCACAAGCAAAATATACTAAATCAGCCGCAGATGCAGGAATGCAATCAATGATGGCTTTGGGTATGATTTTCACAAGCAAAGATTTCTATACACAATTAGCTGACCAGTACAAAGCAATGGTTCCAGCTTTCAATCAAAAGAAGGCTAAGTAATCATGAAACTTTTAGGAATGCTAATAGCGTTCCTAGGTTTCTCTACAGACACCTACGGGACAGAACTAGAAAAATACATTGTAGGACAAAATCCACAAGATGCAGGTGATGTGGAGAGATTGACTTACGAGTTCCATCGCAAACAATCAGATTGGAGATTTCTATGAACAAAATTAAACAATTCTTATGGAATATACTTGAAGCCATTCAATCTTTTAAAAAATACAAAGCGAGTAAACTAAAATGAATCAATGGCAACCAATGACCGATGAAGATTGGGAATGGGTTAATCATGGTAAGTTACCGAAACCCATTGACACACCAGTCAAAACAAAATAAAATAAACACACATACACTTTTTAAGGAAATAAAATGACAGACTTTACACCAAAAATGCCAGAAGTTAAATTTAACAAAAATGGCTATGAGCTACGCACTGATATCTTAGCTATGGCTAAAGATATGGTTCAGAATGAATACAGCATGAAATTTCATGGTTGGGAAATGAGTGCCGAGCGTGACCCAAAGACTAACCAAATTGTATCTACTGTTAAAATGCCCGAGTTCCCGGGACTAGACAAGATCCTTGAAACTGCTGAAAAGATGTACGGCTTTGTTAATCAAAGCACACAGTCTAAAAAGTAATAAGATAAAAAGCCCCAAAAGGGGCTTTTTTAATAGCTGATATTATGATAAATATCAGATGCAGAAATATTCTATAATCTCAATCAACGGAGCAAGTGGCCCATTCATTTCAGATATCTTTACTCAATTGGAATTAGTTAGTGAATACAACAACTATAGACAATTAGAAGATGATGAAACCGCGGTTATTATATCTTATCAACATGGTACATTTGCTTGGGTAATGACTAATCATTTCCTAGAAAATATACTAAAAACATATAACGAAGGAAACACTTCTATATATGAAGCTTGGGAAGAGCATTGGATTGGACCAGACATTATTACTAGTCCATTAGAAATTACTCCTGAAACTTGGGCTAAACATGTAATACACAGCTATGGTCATATCGGTAAATATGCTCCATTGAATGGATTATATGAAGAAATTGAAAAGATAATCGAAAATCCTAAGGTTGAAAGATATAATATTGAATTAGAAAAATTAATAACTGACCCTGAATCAGTATTAAATCAAATAGGCGAAATAACCAGTAAAGATACCACTGGTATTAAGGATGAGTTCTTAGAAAAATGGAACGCAGTAAAAGAGAAAATGAAGCCTTGGATGGATGCAATCATAGCAGAAAACAACGGAACAAAAGACTTGACAATAAACCACTTTGGGACTATAATACAGATTACAGTTTAAAAACAGGTGATCTATGTCAGAAGCCCGCGACTTGAACAACATCAAGTTCATCCAAGAAACTCTCGCCGAGCAAGGTGTTGCAGGATTTCGTTCTTGGTATACTAAGCAAGAAGTATACATTCAGGAATATGTTGTAAATTTACTACAAATGTATTCAATTGAGATTCTAGACCTCTCACAATCATTGTCAGGTTCCGTACAGGAAGCCACTGATGTTCTAAATAAATTCCGTCTAGGCGTGTCCAAAATTTGACAATAAATCAGTTTGGGTATATAATACATACATAGACAGTTAACTAAAGGACATGAAATGAAAGCAGAAACAGCACTGAAACAGATTCAAAAAGAAGCACAGTTCTTGGGTATGAATTTGATGGAAACATTGCAATTTATTGCGCAGAATCCATTAGCACAACCTGCTAAGACTTTGGAAGCTTTTAAGGTTCTCAACCCCAACTTTCAGTTTCCTAAAAAGACAGTCAAAAATCTCATGACCGGTAAGTTGATTGAGATTGATGCAGACACTCCTAACTGTTGCAACCCTGCTAGCGAAACGTATTGGTCAATGTAATTTGACAATAAATGGGTTTGGTGCTATAATAGAATCTTAGACAGTAAAGAAAAGGAAACGAAATGTCAGCATTAAAAAAGTATCTGGATCGCAAGAACGCATACGCTACAATCTTTGGTGCCAAAGCACTTACTTTGGATAGTGCAGTTGACCGTCAAAAGATTGCCGATAGTATTGATTGTGACTTGAGTCCTGAGAATTTATCTTGCGATGGTGAACTGCCCCGTAGTATTGTTCAAGCCCGTTACAATGAATTGACAAAGGCGGCACGTGAATTGCAAAAGTTGGATCCATCTGTTAAGTTTTACGAATTCGCTTAAG